TCCCTGTTCTAAAAGGATGCACGGGGCAGTTGTGTCCAATGACCTCGCCATAGGTGAGCGCATTGCTGGCGGAACTCCCATGTATTTTAATATTTCGGACAGGACTGTGAAGTTCTTGAAGGCATGGAAGGTTAAGACGGTTACGGCTAACGCTGTGGCTGGAACGACTGACATTGTGCTTGTTAAGAGCCACATATCTCCCGTTTTGAAAGCGGGATTGGTTATTATGGCTATGCCAGATGCAATCGCAGGAACAGGAAAGGCTGTTGTCTGCGGTACTGTTACCGAAGCCGAATACACCTACACTATCACTGTCACAACCAATGATTTTGATGCGGTTGAAGCGGGTGATTACATTGTAGAATCGTCTTCCGCAATCGCCGGTTCCGGGAAAGCCATCTACTGTCAGCCGAACAGTATTTCAATAGAAGATACTGTCGGTGGTGATGTCACACTTGTTGATATACCTCGTGGTGTTCTGTACATGTACAAAAACACTATTCCTGATTGCCCTGACGCAGTAATCACCAACATTCAGAATGGAGGTGACGTACACATTGTGTGGGAAATGTTTAACGAAATAACATCTTAAGGAGGGCAAAAATATGTTACAAGGAATACAAGATAAAGGTTTTTATGACCTGATTAATGGTGCGTTAAACTTGAAGGGATACTCAAATATCCGTGAGTTTTTTGAAGCAGCACCCCGTAATTGGTATGACGCCGAGAATTACAGGAAAACGTGGGCTGTTGAGCCGTATGCCAATCCCACAAGGGATTTCAAGCAGTATATTGGCGAAATCGAGATACCCGTAATGGCTACATACTTGGCAGATGACGCCGAAACTCCGCTTATCTCGAATCAGGGCTTCAAAGTCCAAACATCCAGCATCCCCCGTATGGGGCTTGGCTACCTGTTTGGAGCAAAAGCTTATGATGATGCAAGAAACGCAGAAGCTCTCTTGCAGGGCGAAATTTTTGGCAGAATATTTGATGCATGGCGCAAGGATGTATACTCCTTAATTAAGGGTATTCACTCTCAGCGCTCATTCACGGCAGCTCAAGTTGAATCTCTGGGGTATTACAAGACTACACGTTTGAACAACAATGGTGGTATTGAAAACCTCCAAATCAGCTTTAGTGTTCCCACAGCCAACAAGAAAAAAGCTGGTGGATATGCCGTAACTGGATATTCTCACGGAACGAAGTATGTATGGAGCCACGACAGTGCAAGCCCCGTTGGGGACTTGAAGGACATGTTCCATTTTGCGTGGGTGAACAATATCTTATCCGCCGTACCCGCAAACTCGGTATTTAGGATGAGTGTTGCCGCCTATGAAGTGCTGAAAAACCACATTGACACAAAGAAACGTGTCCTTGTTTGGAAAACAGGGGGTCTTTTGGAAACCTCTAACTTCGCAAGTGTTGAGGTTACAGATGATGACTTGGCAAACTATCTTCGTGGCATAGGGCTTCCCCCTATCCAGAAGGATGAATACTATGGATTTACCGAATACATAGATGCAAACAAAGAGCTGAAGCGCAAAGAACTTGCTGCTTTTGACGCAAACACTGTCGTTTTGCGCCCCGCAGGAAATGTGGGGTCATTCCAGTGGTCAAGGGTTTCCAATATTTTTGCTTCTTCCATTGCTCCTGTATACTATGCAGACGGTGGAACCATCGCTATACAGGAAGACGTGTTCTCCCGTGAAAATGCCAAGAAATTCTCGGCAACTTCACTGTGCGTTCCCGTGCCTTACGCAGTGAATAAGATGCTGTACTTATCCATTAACGAGGCAGCAGACTAATCATGGTTACAGTAGTCCAATATATGAAGGGTATTATCGGGGTTAACATCCCCGATGATACCATTTCTGTTATACTTGACAACAGGGGTATATTGGAGAGCAAGACCATTAGTGCTTTGACTGTCGAACAGAAAGACCTTCTTAGGGCTGATATTTATTCATATTGCACCACGATTCCATCAACGTCTGGCGTTGTAGACGATTCAGACGGGGACTGGAGACATCGTGAGGGCGGTATTCAATTATCAGAACAGGATAAAAGGAGGATGGAGCGGATTGCAAATGCCATTTATCGGAAATATGGGGAAACCGTGATGGCATCATCATCAATACGTATAGTAAGGTTATAGACATGGAAAATCCAAGATACCCACACCAGATAAAGGTAACAAGGGAAAAAGCCACCAGTCAGTTTGACGATGACAGTGACACTCCCGATGAAATCTACAATGGAGAAGGCAGATGTTTCAAAACAATGCGCTCCTATGCATCCTCTGGTGTAGTTATGTCAGACTTTACAGTTTCCATTCCAACGAATGAACTGGTCTTTATGATAGGCGACATTGTTGAGGCGACAATCCCCTCGAATGGGGATGTCATACGTGGAAAGATTAATTCCAGACCAGTAACCACCAATTTTGGCACACACCTTTATTTTAACAATACTGGCAAATGAAAAGGATGTCAAATGATGCCGTTTTTTATGCTGCAAAAAGGAAGATTTGGGATTTGGTATGGCCAAACCTATATGAAGCCCTTGTGTCACTTGCATATGAACTGATTCAAAGTGCTGAATTTGAGAAAGAGTATATGAACCTTACTGGGAACACACTTACATCCTATGCCGTTGGGATATATAAAGATGGCGCCTTGATTGAGATAATCCAGAACTCAAACTTAAGGCCCCCAATACGTGTAAAGCTTACTCGTGGGGAGGCATGGGTGGACTTCCGTGACTATGATGGCAACTTTAGAAAAAAGTTTGTCGGGATAGTTAAAACTGACAGGGGATGGGGTGATGATACGTCAATAAAATTTTTGACAAGTTACGACCCGCCATTTAGAAGTTCAAAAACGGGGATTGTGATGTGTACTGGAACAGAATATTCGGAGTTTTTGGAGATGCAAGGCGCTAACGTGCTGACCGCTACGAAAAAAGAATTTGAGGCATTTGGAGAATCCATGCTTATTAGAAACCTTAGACCTATAAAATAATATGGGAGCAGGAAATTATGATATAAAAGACATCTTAAAATTCCTTGTTGAGCTTTTTACTGGGATAGGCGATATGATTGTTACCACAGAGGCCTTATCCACAATTAGCGAAGATGTAGGAAAATATGTCGTAATATCATTGCCAGCAAGGGTGTATGATATGGGTGGATATGGGATGACGACTGCAATGATTTCACTTTGGGCGAGGGCTAAGAGTTTTACTTCTGGCTCGTCAACATTTAGTGGAGAAGATGTTTCCACATTGTCAACAATGCAGGAATCCGCTTACGCCAAGATACCGAGTAGAAGTGACAAGTATCATATAGCGAATCCGATAGTTTTTGCTGGTGGTCAGAAAAATGGCTTCTACGTATGGCACATACAGTGCGATTTAATAATACATTAATAAAAATTTACGATTATGGCAATGAAAACAGTTTCAGAATTGACTATGGCGTTTATGGGTGTATCTACTTTGCGTTACAAGAAAACAAGCGCAAAGTTGACTGCTGCGCAGGAATGGGACTATGAGTTCCCTGTTCTGCGTGATTCCGTAAACTTCACACAGGGCGAGATTTCAAGGAATCAAGCCTTTATTCACGGCAGCTCCAGAGCTTATGCCACCGCTGCTGGCGAACCCGCATCCACTACCCTTACCTTCTTTGTTCCCTCAATCAATGCCGATGTGCAGACAGCATTTGGAAATACTGCAAGTGGAACTCCTGCAACACTTTCGGATGGGACTGGATATTGGAAGCCCGTTGGGTCAGGTGTAAATCTTACCGAGAAACAACTCTCTGGTATGGCTATGCTTATCTCGCAAGACAAAAAATATGCTCTTGTTATTAAGAATTTGGAAGGGTATGCTTCCGTACAGTTTGATGCTCCGTCTACAAAACCTCTTGGCTACAACGTCTCTTTTGACGTGTCTGGCATTACTGAGGGTGATACAGATGGTGATGTTGTATTGTATGAATACAGCACCACTTCCTAAACGCAACAATCTATTGGTGGGGGCTTGGGGCTTATCCCTTGCCCCTAATCCAATAGTGTAAAAGGAAAAATATGGATAATCCAGACAGGGGAACACGGCAAGAATTGAATAGTATACGCAATAACTCCTATGACATAATCCAGATTCCGGGAACCAAAGATAAAATAAAGATAGGGTGGATAAAATTCGGGACAGAGCGTAAGGTCTCCGATATTCTAAACTCAGGGAAAACTGGAATAAAATACGAGGAGCGTATTCTACACAAGGCTGCTGCCGCAATAGTGCTTAATGGTTACTGGAAAATACGGCTATTTTGGTGGGTGTTGTGGCGTTGGTATTTTTTTGTTAAAGAATATGACCATGCACAATTATTAACCATTATAGAAGCGGGTAAAAAAAAAGTTCTGCTTATGCAATACTACATGGCTATGGCGTCACTGAAACAATTAGACGATTGCTTGAAAAGAACAAATCGTCAGGAAGCAGAACTTATCCTCCAACAACAAGCATCGGGGAAGAAGGAGTAATATCAAAAGAATTTCCATATTTATTTCTGCCACGCACATTCTTATTCGGTCTTATAAGAGTTGAGAAATGGGGCTTTTACTGGGGTTATACAAAGGCGTACATAGAATTACTCAACGTAGACACGACAATGAATGAGTACGACAACGACAACTCAACCAACGGGAATAGCAAGACGAAAGTTACTGCGGACAGTGTAGCAGAAACATTACGGATTTGGGAGCAATCTCACAAGTCCGACAAAAAGGAATAAAATGGCAGATATAGGAACTCTTTGGTTTAATATGGAATTTACGGGGAACTGGCAACAAGACCTCGATAAAATGGCAGCTCAATTCAAAAAGTTACAGAAGGAAATTGAGGAGGGGCAGAAGAAGGTGAATGAGCGTGCCAGCATGACAAATGCCTATAAGACATTACTCCGGGAGCAACAGAAAATAGAACAACAAGTACGGCGAACAGCAAGTCTCCAAAAAGGCGAATACGTCAAGAGTATTGACATGGGGACTATGGCTACTAAGACGCAGCTTGAGGCTTGGCAGCGTCTTGGTGCTGAGATGGAGCGCCTAAAACAACTTGCTGCAAGCAAGGGAAAGACAATAGGCGTAGACAACAGCGAACTTTCGAAGGCGAGAGACCTAACAAACGAAATTCGCCAACAGCAGAGCATAGAGAGGGAAATAGAAGCAGCCAATCGAAAAACTGTGAGCGCAAAGAAACAGGCACTTACCGTATCACATAGCCAATCAAGGGTTCTCCGTGATTTACATTCGATGGCATTGTCTTACGCCTCTGTATTTGGAGCCACCCGTCTATTAAAGTCGCTATATAAGATAACAGGCGAATTCGAGATGCAGAAAGTCGCTATGGGTGCTATCTTGAATGATGTTGAGGCTGCCGATAAATTATTCAGACAACTACAAGACCTTGCCGTAAAGTCTCCGTTCCAGTTTATGGACTTGGCCGCATATTCCAAACAGTTATCAGCCTTTTCAATACCCACGAAAGAGCTATATGACACAACGAAAATGCTTGCTGACGTATCGGCGGGTCTTGGCGTTAGTATGGAAAGGCTTATACTTGCCTATGGCCAAATAAGGGCCGCAGCCGTACTTAGAGGTCAGGAAATCAGGCAGTTGACCGAGGCCGGGATTCCAGTTTTGTTTGAATTACAGAAGCAATTTGAGAAATTGGGATATGCGGGCATTACTGTTGCCGACATATTTGACAAGATATCTGCACGTTTAGTCCCATTTGAGATGATAAAGGAGATGTTTGAGGGGATGACGAGAGAGGGTGGAAAGTTCTACCAGATGCAGGAAGTACAGGCGCAAACACTAAAGGGTAAAATAACCAACCTGAAAGATGCTTACCAAATTGCAATGTATGAAATAGGAGAGGCTAATTCGGGAGTCCTAAAGGGAAGCATTGACCTGATACGTAAGTTAATTGATAGTTACGATAAGGTTGGGAACGTGCTTGGTGTTTTAATTAAAACATACGGAGTATACAGGGGTGCTGTGATAGCGTTGAGGGTTAGCGATCTGGTTATGCAATATGGGTCATTGGCGAATGTTATAAGGCAATCGGCAACCGCACAACAGTTTCTAAACAAAACAATGCTAAATAACCCATACGTTTTGGCAATAGCTGGAATAGCTGCAATCATTTCAATATTACGTGCATTAAACAAGGAAACCCGTGAATTTAATAACAACCTCAATGATATAATGAGTCGTGAGAAGGCCTCATCGCAAAAGTTGGTTGATGGTCTTTTGGACATAAAGGAAAAACTGGAGGAGGGCACACGGGGCACTCAGAAATATAAGGATGCGGTAGATGAGTTAAATAGAGTATATGGTGAATACTTGCCATCACTTGCGACAGAGGCAAATGCCTTGGATTTGGTTCGTGGTAGACAGGATGAAATCACAAATGCAATATATAGAACGGCAAGGGCAAGGGCGGAGGAAAAGGCTGTTGCTGACGCATACGAAAGGTTTAGCAATGAAAAAGAGACGGCGAATCTCATAAAGGACATAAAGCAATATATACCACGTAAACAGGGCGGTGAGATAGTTTCGGAAAGAGAGGTCGAGAAGCAAGTGCAAGACTTGGTGAGGCTATATGCAGCTGAGATAAAAAAACAAACAGGCAAATTTTCGGCAAAAGCGTTGTTTAATAAGGTTTTTAAGGAATATTATCAAACAGGTAAAAGGTTCTTTCCGGGTGAAGGCAGAGGGGATTGGTTTTGGGACTGGCTTATGAAGGGAACAACGGCTAACCACGCCCTGATGCAATTTACCAATAATGTAACGGGTCTAATGAACGCACTTAATCAAATAAGTGTTGCTGGTGACATTATGGCTGGTGGTATAGGCGCAAGCAATGTGGAGATAAGGAAAATGCTTGAGTCTGTTGATTTGTGGGAGGCAAATGAGTTGGCACTTCTTGAGGACAGCCTAAAAGCAGGAAAAATAACCGTTGAGGAATACAGTGCCGAAGTAGAAAAATTGGCCAATGTAAAACTTGACAAACTCCGTGACGGGTACTTAGAACTTGGAATGGCTGAAAAGGCAGCCGAAGTGGGGATTAAGTCATTGACCGAGAGAACAGCCTTATGGAAAGAGATGGCAGAGGGGATTATGCGTGGTGATGATGCGCTACTTGCCATAATGCCATTACAGTCTGGAGACTCGGAAGATAGAAACGCATATTTCGAGAGGGTTGAAGACGAATACTCTAAAGCAGAAGAAACTATAAAGAGGTATTCTAATACCATAGACGAAAATGCACAAATAGAGGTTGCCGCAGCAAAAAGACGCATTGATGCAATTAAGGAATACTTCACCAAATATGGGTATTACTCAGAAACAGTCTTTGGCAAAAAGAACGGTGTAGAAAATACCGATGATGACGATGAGAAGACTGAAAAGAAAATCAAAAACCTTGAGAAAGAAGCGGACTTTATTAAGAAGCTTGCTGATGCTTATAGTAATCTATTGGGGATGGTTGATGAAGCAACCGCAAAAGACATACTTCAAACGCTGTTTCCAGATAGGGATGTTACAACTGATTTTAACAGCCAATTAACCGCCATAATAAATCAATTAAAAGAAATAGGCGGAGAAAAGGCACTTGATGCTGCTGAAAAAATCGCATTAATATTCTCTGAAGATAGAATAAAAGCGGCTATGGAAATGGGCAAGGCTTTTAAGAACTTTAGTGAAATTATTAATGAATGGGAAGATGAAAACTTTGACCTTTTTGGAACAGGAACATTGTTTGACGTTTCAAAGATTGTTTCCGACTTTGAAAATGCCATAGTAAAATTAAACGATAAGCAGAAAAACGCCATAGATGAACTTAAAAATAAGAGGCTTGATGCAAATAGTGACGAGTATAGGCGTAGCATAGAGAAGATAAACTCTTTATACGATGCTGAGAAAAATGCAATACGGGCAATACATCAGGAGCGTATAAACAAACTCGCAGATGCTTTTGTTGCTGATTCTCTTGAAAAGAGCGGGTATAAGGATGCGATACAGAACATCACAAACCTTACGGTTAAACAAATAAGATACCTTCAGGACAAGATTGGCGAACTCTCTGAGGTTGAGGTTCTTAAACTTGAACAGGACACACTTGATAGGTTAAGTAAGGCCAAGTTGATATTAGAGGATATGTCAATGGAGGATTTGAGTGATTTTTTAGGTAGTGATATTGGCCAGCCCATTGATGAAACGCAGAAAAAGGTACTTGAACTTATAGTTAAACTCAAGGAAAGTGGAATTTCGATGGGGGAATTTGCCGCTGCCGTAAAGATGGCGTTTGAGGGCAAGTCCATTGATATGAAGTTTGAGGAGATAAAGAAAAACGCAAAACAGATAGACGATATTGCAAAATCGGTCTCATCTTCTTTTTCTTCTATTGCGGAACTTATTGGGCTTGACAGCGAGTTTGCTGGGCCGATAAAAGACATTGTTGATGCGACTGGAGACTTGGTAAAGAATATCTATGAGCTTGCTGCAAATAGCAGTGTTTGGGATGACGTAGGCGAAGGTGCTGAGGCCGCTGGGAAAGCAATGAACGAAGTCGCTGAAAACGCAAAAGACGCAATAGATTCAACTGGTGATACAGCCATATCAACTGGCAATGCTTATGCCGCAATAATTGGGGCAGTTCTTAAAATAGGTGTTGCGGTAATGAATATCGCAAACGCAGTTAAGAGGCAGCGTATTGAGGAGAAGGTAATTGCGGTAAATACCGAACTAAGGAGACTTAACAATACGCTTGATTTGATTGATAGAAGAGAGGGGCTTGGTGATGGGTGGTTTACGGATGACGCATTTCAGGATGTGAAAAACTACAATCACCAGATAAATGAACTCATAAAATCTCTGCGTAGCCTAAAAGGGGAATTTAATAAAATAAGCAAAAAAGGCTCTTTGTACGCTGGAGGGGCAACTGTGTTAGATGCCCTGAGTGGCTGGGATATGGGAGACTACGAGGATGCAAAAAAGAGGGGGTATAAAGACGCTGCTTCTGAAAGTGTGGCAAAATTGCGGAACATGGTAATAGGTGTTAGTGACCTTATGTTTGAATTACAGCACCATATAAACGCCATTAATTTTGATGATATAGATTTGGACAAACTCATAAGTTACCGCAAGGCACTTGATGAGTTAAATTTTGCGGATGACGAGGCAGACTATGAGGCAATGCGTGATTCAATGATAGAGCAAATAGACCTTATTGAGGCTGCGTTAAGTAATTTCAAGGATTCCATTAGGAAGATTGTTGGCGAAATATCTGAAGATATGCGCACCACGTTTAATGAGACTTGGAAGAATATAGAGAAAAACGGAAAGGCCGCATTTGGGGAAATTGCTGATACGATAAAAGGTGAGGTTGGGGGCGTTCTTGGCGAGATGGCTTCAAGCCAGATGTGGAACGCCATTATGAAGCCATATTTTGATAAGTTGGGGGCTGGACTTGGTGAGTTGATTCTGAACGATGGGAGTCAGGCTGATATGATAAAACTTATGGATGAATTTTGGGCTGGGGCAACAAATGGCATGTTGGATTACCAAAATGCATGGGAGGATTTTGTTGAGGCATCTAAAAGGTCTGAGTGGAATGTTTTTGAGGATGCTCTTGAACTACCCGAAGATTCAATCACGCAAATGCGTGAGAAAATATCCAGATTAAAGAGCGAGTACGAGAATATGTCTGAAGAGGAACGTGGGGGCGATTATGGCGGGAGTGCGTTGTTGCAAAAAATAAAAGAACTTGAAAAGGCGTTAGCAAAAGTTGAAGATGCAGCCGCAGCAGCCGAAGCAAACATAAACAAACTGCTTGAGGGAACAACTGACAGAAGAAAGCAGATTGAAGTGCTACTGTCATACGCAAGGGGCGTTAAAGACCAGAAAGAGAGAGAAATAGCATTGCAGAAACGACAAAACCTCTTGGCGGAAGAATATGCCGACCTTTATTCTCAATATGTTCCAGAGGCACAGGCCTACGAAGACGAGTTGGCCAAGATGAATGAGGACATTGAGTGGGCAAAAGAAAACGGCTATGGAGAACTTGCAAAATGGATAAAAGAGGCTTTTGATACAAAGGTGCTGAAAAAATGGAGAACGGAGTTTGAGAAATCCCTTGAGGGTCTTGACACTAAGGGCACATTAGCCGCATACGATGAGGCAATAGCGGAAAAGCAGAAAGAATTGAACGAAATACCTAAAACCGCAGAGAATGGTAAGAGAATAGAAGAGTTAGTAGCAGAGATAAGAAAACTGAAGAAAGGAAGAGCAGATTACCTTGCTGGAGTAAAAGATGACTGGCGGCAGATGTACATAACGGATGAGGAAAAGTATCTTGACAGGGTAAAAGAATTTCAGAATGCCATCGGGGAGGCTGTTTCAGTTCATGATTATGAGGCAGCAAAAAGGCTTGAACAGGCATTAAACAATTTCAAACTTGATAATTGGAAGAGTAATGTCGGGGATGTTCTTGACGATATTGAGTCAATACCAGAGAAATTATCGTACATAGACGAACAAATAGCTGGATTAGACCCCGTAAAAGATGCTGCAAAGATATTGCATTTAGAGGAATTGCGTGCTGACTTGCTGGATGAGATGAACCAGAAGTATGAGACTGAGGAGGAGGCTCACGCAAGGAAGATAAAGGGCTTGGAGGCAGAACTTGCATATTACAGGTCAATAAACGATGAAGTACA